CATAATGTTTCTTCTCTTCTCTAGAAACTGCATGAAACCTATTCAAAGGTAAATGAAGATGCTTCTCAACCCAATCCACTTTACCCTTCTTAGAATTCTCATCCCAATCAGCATAAGCAGTTAGTATCTGTGCATTGTATTTATCTATGTAATTCCATAATCTCATTGCATCTTTCATCATAGGTAAATTAGCCCAAAATCCTTCTGTCTGTGCTATCTTATACTTTCTCTCAAACTTCTCTTTCTTGCTCTGATAAGGTGCATCAAAAGGATGTCCTACCACTTTTTCAGCACCTTTCAGAAAATCTACCAAAACTCCATCCATATCACAATAGATGGTTCCATAATCTATTTTTGTCATCAAGCTTGCCTTAATATTAATGGTGTCAATGTCGGATCTTTAATAAACTTATCTTTCTTTCCTGTAATCTTCACCTTGTCATCTTTCTTTACATTTGGTTCTGTTTCAACTGATTCACCTACAGACTTTGTTACATTAATATGATTTTTATGTACAAATATATGATCACCTGAATCTTTTGGCTTTACTTCATATACATTACCATGAAAACCACAAATAGTTCCAGTCTTATCTTTATGTTCACCACCAGTTACAGAAACATGATCGCCAGCAAATGCTTCTGAAACATGCTGTAAATCAACATTCCTATTGTCTTTTGGATATTGTTCTCTCATCTTCATTTGCTTTGCCATTGCCATCTTTGCAATATGCTTTGCGCGTGATAAAGGTGTATGAACAGCACCAGATTTATCCTTTACTGCTTCTCCCGGTGCTGTACTATAAGGACCTTTGAAAGGAATATCATCTTTCTTTGATGAAACAAGAGTAGGTGCTTTTACTAAAGTTTTTGGTGCACCTGAATGAAATCTTCCTTTTTCTTCAGTACCTTCCGCCACACCTTGTTTTTTGGGTTCTTTGTGGAATTTGACTCTTGGGTCATCCTTCTTTAGTTTCTTAGGAACAGTTCTACCATACTTGTCTTTGGTGTTGTCTTTATCTCCAAAGTCACTCAATGAAACAACTGGAGTTCCTTGTAGTTTGTCGGAACTTTCCGCCACACCTTTAATGCTTTCTTTTGTAACAACTTTATGTGATGCTTTTATAATTCTATCACCATACTTATCTTTTCCAACATTAATATAAACATGCTCAGGTTCCACTTTATGTACAGTACCTTTGAAACCCATACCACCTTTATATCTATAACCAGCATGAACTTTATCGCCAACTTTTAAATCAACAGATTCTTCTTGCTTTGAACCCATATAATCATGAACAGTTGAGATATAATCTTGAGCTAATGTAATCTTTGATTGTACCCATTCTGGTAGATTTTCATTATCCTCAAGCATATCATGTAACTCTTTTGCATCATGTATTATACTACGCAATTGAGTTTTGGCCATATCACCTTCTTGATCATATTCACCTTCATCATATTCTTTTGATTCATTAGCTGTACGCCATGTTCCACCCATCTCTTTATACTTCTTTGCAGCCCAACCATTAGCATAAGCAGATGGATAAACAGAGAATTTTTTCTTTGCTTGTGCTTTTGCTTCGGCCCATTTTTCTGGCTGATTAGGTACATTCTTTTCAGTTATCACTTCTATCTCCTCTGTTCTAACATTAATAGCTTTTCCTGTTCTTTCAGCATTAGGATCCTCACGACGCTTACGTTGTGCAGCACTAGCTCTCTTCTCTTTTCCTAATGATTGTGCCTTTGCTAAAGGTAAACACTTAGGTTTTCCTTCACCAGGTTCTCTAGCACATTGTCCTTTAATATTTCCTTTTGTATCAAATCTAACCCATTTTTCCTTAAACCATTTACGCAAATCTTCCTTTAACTCTTTTGCTCTCTCAGCATTGCTCTTTACATTAGACTGATCAGGATTTTTATAAGGCGTCTTTCTAAATCCCTCTTTATCATAATTACCAGAACGCTTCTTAGAAATGGCTATGGCTGCCGCCTGAGCAGCAGCCGTTTCAGAAATATATTCTCTTACTTTTTTCATTAATCTTTCTTTGCCATTTTGGTAGCAGTAGCATACATCACTTCTCTTGCTCTGTCACCATAACGCTCTTTGAAACCAGCCATCTTCTTCTTCATTGACTTAACAATTTCTTCTTTCTTTTTGGTTTCATCAGGTGTCAATTCACGTTCTTCAATCTGTACACCATTTACACCATCAGCATCAAACATCTCAACTTCTACACCTTCATTCTTTACAGCTTGAACTGATGCTTTTGCTACTTTTGCTTTTTCATCTTCACCAGCAGTTCCAGCAGCTTTCTTCTTTTGCTGTTCTACTTCTTTTGTAAATTGCTCATTGTCTGGTTCTTCTTCAATAATTTCTTCAAATACCACATTCTCATACAATGACTTTACACCACCACTCTTAAGATCATCCATCAACTCTGAGAATGATTCTTTGTATAGCTTGGACTTGAAGCTACGTCCTGTTGAACCTTTTGGACGTCCACGACCACGCTTTACTGGCTTTTCTCCTTCTTCATCTTCATCATCTGGTTTATCTACTTGTGCAGCACCACCATATGCTTTTCCAGCAACTTTTCTTACTGTAGATGCAACAGCTTTCTTAGGAGGATTGATTGTCTTACCAGCAGCTTTAGCTTTTGCGCGAGCAGCTTCTAAACGATCTTCAATACCTTCTTGTAATTCTACTTGTTCTTTTGCAACAACACCACGTCCAACTAACACATCTTTATGTGTAATCTTGTCTTTTGGTGCAGCAAGAGCAGCCAACTTTCTTTCTTTTTCATTCTTTGGTGTAGTACCTTGTGAAGCAGCCATAACTTTCATTGCAGCTTCAGCAATACTTTTTGTTATCTTATCATTAAACATTTTTGTTTCCTTTTTTAATTTTTATATGCAATAGCTACTGCTTTAACATCTGTACCAGTGTCAACCTGTAATGTTTCTGTCCTGTCTTTTTCTAAAATAATCTCTGAATTATTAAGAATTGTAAAAGTTCCAGTATTAGTACCAGCTCCATTAGCTATAGTAATCAAATGCTCTTGGGCTCCAACATGAACTAATCTAACTACAACAGCATTATTAACAGTTGTATTGGAAGAAGAACTTAATGTAATCTCGTTAGATAATACTTTTACTAACATATAATTCCTTTATTGTTCAACTATCTCCAAAACTAAATCTTTTTTGCCCTTTAATATCCTATGATACGTTTCTTTTGGTATAAAATAACTCTCATCTTCTTCTAAATCAAAAGGCAATTCATTCTCCATCTGTAACTTCCAATTCTTTCCACTAATAACTTTTACTAACCTGTCTCTTCTATCACGATGCCATACTAATTCTTCTGATTCCACATCCTCTGAAAATACGCGATAGATACACTCTTGCGTTTCAACTTGATTATAAGGTTTCACCAATAGAAACTCCCACCTCCAGACATACCAAGACTCTTTGCATATCTTGGTGTATTACAGGCCCAATATGCAGCAGTTGTTCTATCTTTTTGCATTGAACATCTATGTCTTGCAGCAAAACTCTTTCTCGCAGCAGGATTATTCATCTTAACAGTCAATCCTGTTGTATCACCCCATGTTACTTTCTTAATCCCACCACCTGGTTTTCTAACATAAACATAAAACTTCTTAGGTCCACCTCTCTTTGGCTTTCCAATAGGCGGTGTCTTTGTTTCTTCTTCAATCATAGGACAATCCAATGGAACATATTGCCCTTCATGTTCTACAATCTCTCCAATATCAGTCTCTTCAACAAGAACTTTATCAATTCCATCCAATGTAATCTGTTCGTTATTATACATTTCTCTTACTGTACGCCACATTTCAAAGTATTTCTCTGATCCTACACGAAATACAGATTCATGTAAAGGTACTTTATTCTCAAAATGCCAATCTATAGCCTCATTAATCAACAATCCCTGTTTTGCTTCTTCTTGTTCTACAAAGTATTGTTTGAGATTCTTCATTTTAAATCATCCCTATTGCTACCTAATGGTGGTCTAATATATTCTGGTCCATCTATTGCATCATCTTGATCCGTCTTGCCAAAACCAAATTCATCATCAATATTCTGAGGTTTTATATTCATCTTGATTCGTAAAGTATTCAAGCTTATTTTTTTATTTTCTTTCTTCCTCTTTGCTTCTTCGGTAATTCTACCGGTTCCACTGGAATCACCGGTGCTACTGGTTCTACTTTGTTCACGATTGCTATTTCTTCTATAATCAAAGGTTCTTTCTTCTGAAACAAGCTCTTGAACTTCTCTATTAATGATTTCATTTACACTCTCCGTTGTATTTTCTAAATCTATAACACTAACTCTTGTCTCAGTATCATCTTCCTGAATCTCAGTTCCTAATAACATAAGATTCTTTGATGATGCATCAGAAAGTTCATAAGATTCCGAAATAATTTTACCAAAATCATTATTAATATCTTCTTTGACACCCTTAACAACAGGAACCAATCTACGATGAACTGAATGATACAAAGTTTGTCCATTTTTACCATATCTACCAAATCCATAATACTCCAGACCCATTCTCTTTGCCTGTGCAGCAATATCACTATCATCGGTAGGCATTTCACGTTTTTCTGTCGGACCAGTATCTTTCTTACCTAATTCTTTACCAATCCAACCTTTTGCATCTTCATTATTAACAGGCTTATCAATCCATTTATTAATGTCTTTATAAATTTGTTTCAATTCATCATACTTCTGTTGCTTTACTTCATCAGCTACTTCAGGATCTCTTAGATCAGTTTCATTATCTACTTCAATATAATCATTACCAAACATCTGTACATATGGTGTTCTTGCTTTTTGAACATTCTGCCATTTTTCTTTACGATCAGGTTCTTGTAACGCTCTTCCACCACCTTCACCTCTTCTTGTATTTCTTATCTGTGAAGTCTTATCTGTTGTAGAAACAAGAATCATCTTTGTTTCATAACCAAGATCAGTCAACATATCTTTTATCTTACTAATCTTCTCTGGATCATCACCAGTTCCATTAATAATCAATCCATTACGTCCAGATATAGCTAATCTTTGACGCAAATCTCTAATATTCTTTGCCTTACCACGCAGAATGTTTCTTTGCTTATCTTCACTTTCAGGCATCTTCTTGTCTAGACCATGTTTGTCCATCAAGTATTCAAATGCTTTATCTGAATTAATCTCTGTCATTCCAGATGCTGTAGATGATGCATATGCAGAATTATTTGATACTTCGCCAAATATAGACTTCATCACAAAGTCTTTACCTGAACCTGGACCACCTGCCATAAACACAGCTTTAAAGATACCACGATCATGAACACCTTCTTTAATAAATGAAGAAAATTGAACAGATTCTTTAATACCCATTCCTTTTCTTACATCATGATATAATTCTTTTGCATGTTCATGTGAAACATGAGCAGGTATACCTTTTCTGAATTCATGAAATTGGCCAGAAGCAGCATGGCCACGCATCTTGGATGCAGACATTCCTTCTGTTCCTTCCGCATCAGGATCACGCTCTCCTGCACTATGTACTGTTATTTTCTTAAAATTATATAAAGCTTTCCCATGGGTTCCATTATATTGATGAAGCTTATCATGGTATTCTTTGACACGATCTGAGCCAGCTATCATATGTAAATGAGTAACACCAGCTTTATGAAGCTTGGCCGCGTGTTGAAGAAATGTAGGTTCTTCTTTACTGGCCGCTGTTATATTAGTATTAGGAAACGCTCTTTTAGCGTGTTTGATCTTTTGTTCAGGAGTTAGCGGATTTTTCTTGGGATCATGTGATCCAGATAGAACAATATGATGTTCCCCACCAACTTTTTTGGCTACTTCTTTTGCTTTATTAACCAAAACTTCGTGTCCAGTTGTTGGCGGATTCATTCGGCCAAACGCAAGGACACCATGTTTTTCTTGATTTTCTAATAGAAATTCTTTAAATTTCATCTTTGCCTCTACAGCAAAACTTGTTTTTGTTATTTATAATCTTTCTCTTTTCTATACTTGGCCATAGCAGATCCAATCACTTGATGCATATCATAATACCTATATTCTGTCAATCTACCGCCAAAGATAACATTAGACACAGACTCAGCTTTTATCTTGTATTTCTCATAGATTTCATTGTTTTTTTCATCATTTATAGGATAAAAAGGTATTGAATTCCTGTCGCAAGATACAGGATATTCTTTAGTAATTATAGTAGAATCGGTCTTTACACCAGTAAAATGCTTATGTTCTACGATTCTAGTCCATGGAACATCCAGAGATGGATAATTCATCATTGCAACACCCTGATAATTATCAGTTTCTTTCACTTCATGAACAAATGACAATCCTCTATATTCCAGATCACCAAATTGATAATCAAAGTATTCATCTATCTTACCTGTATATACAATCTTTTTGGCATATCTTTCAAAAAATTTCCTGCTTCCAAAGAAATCAACATCACACATTACATCAATACCCTGTAACATCATTTCAAACAATGTATCATATCCATCAACTGGAATTCCTTGATACTTGTCATCAAAATAATTATTGTTATAGGTAAATCGGACAGGTAATCTCTTGATAATAGAAGCTGGAAGTTCTCTTAAATCTTTCTTCCATTGCTTTTGAGTATATTCTTTGATCAATAAATTATAGATATCATGACCTACCAGACTTAATGCTTGTTCTGCAAGATTAGTAGGTTCACCCTTGAATCTTTGAGATTCTATTATGGATTTGGCTACTTCAGGATCAATAACGCCCCATATCTCATAAAATGTATTCATATTGAAAGGTAATGAATATAATTTACCTTTTGTGAATGCTTTGGGTGTCAGTATGAAATTATTGAATTCAGAGAATCTATTAACAAAGTCCCATATCTCTTTTGAATTAGTATGAAAGATATGTGGTCCGTATTGATGAACATCAATACCTAATGTCTTTTTACTGTATGCATTACCGCCTATATGATCTCTTTTGTCTATAACAAGACATTTCTTACCATCATCTGTTGCTAATCTTGCAAAAGTGGCACCAAAAAATCCAGCACCTACAATCAAATAATCATACATTCATTATCTTTCCATATAATGTTTTGAATTCATTACCTTCCATCTTATCAAACATATGAATAAATGGCGGATAATCATTCATTTCTTTATTCTGCCCACCTTCCGTTTGCAGCTTTGAAGGTATTTGAATATCACTTGTATAGTTGAAAGTCATAATAGGATATTCATCAAATTCAATAGGTTCCATTCCATAATGTGCATAAGTTACAGCAAATAATATTTCATCTACTCTACCGCCACGGAAATATCTCTTGCATTTATATTTGTCATAATTGTAAAATACATGCTTTGCACAGTTAAAGAAATCTTCTAGGAATCCAGTCTTTCTCAGATAAAAGAATCCGCCATGAACATGAGGAACATGCTTACCAACTTCTCTTGATACTTCTTCTACAGTACCCCAATGCCAGTTAGGATCATTGATTCTTCCTTGCATAACAATACCTACTTTATTCATTGAACAGTAGTCCCATACATGCTCAGGATTCCATTGACATAATACATCACTGTCCACAATGATGTTTTGATCATAAGGAATATAATAATCAAAGTTAATTCTTGGATACAGACAATACTTTTCAAAATCTGTCTGACATTCTTTAAACAAACCTGATACTGGTTCAAATTCAATCAATTGATCAAATATACCTTTTTCTCTCGCATATACTTTATCTTCACCATGAATCAATAAACTAATCGGTCTTTGATCTCCTGATTTTCTGATTGTATTCGCTAACAAACAACATTCATCAATATATCTCTGTCCTAAAGCAATTAAAAAATATCCTTGACTCATCTCCATGATTCCAATTCAACGCCACATTCATTGATTTTTTCAATGATCTTTCTTTCTCTTTCTTCTATTTCTTGACTATTTGTAAAGAATCTGGAATGCCATTCAACTGCAAGATGATTGACTCTTTCAATAACATTATCTTTGATCATTTTCTCAAGTGTATCATATTCAGATCCTTCAATGTCCATCTTGATGATCATAGTATCATCTGGTTTAAATGATTTTTGAATGAAATCGGATAGATCAAAACATAAAACTTTTGCTTCTGTCTTGAAGTTTTCTCTTAATGTACCGCCCCAAGGATTCCATTTATCTAGACTAATGACAGAAGATCCCATACCAGTTGCATCTTCATTAGGCGGTGTTTCTATATTAACTGTAATCTCACCATAATGATCAGAGACAGCTTGATTATGTGCTATGACCCAAGGTGTCAATTGATGATATTGTTCGGTAAAGATTTTGAATGTATTAGGGTTTGCTTCAAAAGTATGAATAATCCATGTATTATCCATATTGAATCGTGCAATGAATTCCCGCAATCCTTGTCCATAATGTGTTCCTAAATCAAGAAATATTTTACTCATATTATTTCCAACATATAAAAAGACGACTATCTGAAGCACCTCTATTTTGTGCGTGATAATCAATTGTTTTAAATTTACCTTCTGGTACTTTATCTTTCATTAAATCTAACCATTGTACATCTGGAATATCCTCAATTATCAAATATCCACCTTCATTCAATAAAGGATAATAGATATCCAGACATTCTAATTGAGATACTAAATCATGCGGTCCATCATCATTGATAATATCAAATGTTCCTAACTTCTTTGCAAACTCTTGATCATATGCATCATTGATAATGATTCTCGTTCTACTTGGATCCACACGACCGACAATATTATCTAATGCTGTTCTAGGTTCTATATCAAGAACTGTGATATCACCTAATGGAAAATATTTGTCCCATATGATTGTTGAAGCTCCATAATATGCGCCTATTTCTAAAAGACGAATCTTTTTATCTATAAACTTTTCAAAAAGAACATTAAATTCTTCAGAATATGGATGTTTAGTGAATTTATCAGTACCTTTTTTCTGGTTTTCATTTAGATATAAATCTTCTTCATTCATTATATCCATGATTCTATCAGTCATTTGGTCAATTCTTCCTTAATATAATCCACAATATTCTGTGTGGGATGCCATCCTAAATGTTCTTCTGCTTTTGATATATCAGCTTGTGTTTGCTTCGCTTCACCAGGACGCGGTGGAATAAACTTTACAATATCTGAAATCATTCTTGCAAGATCAATAACAGAATGATTGATTCCAGTACCTATATTAAAAACATGACCTGTTGTTTTTGTTTTCATTGCTAACATATTAGCTTCTACAACATCAATAACATGGGTAAAATCTCTACGTTGAGTACCATCACCAACAATAGTCAATGGCTCACCAGCTCTTTTCTGTCTCAAAAACAAACCTACAACAGGTGCATACGGACCTTTAATAGGTTCTCTCGGTCCATAAACATTAAAATATCTGAAAATAGTAGTGTTTAGTCCAAACAGATCAGAATACATCTTACACAGTTTCTCACCAGATACTTTTGATACTGAATATGGATTTAAACAATCATCAGGCATAGTTTCACGAAGAGGAATACAATTGATTAACCCGTATGCAGAAGATGTTGAAGAATATATTACTCTTTGAACACCTGCTTCTCTTGCACATTGTAAAACAGTTCCAGTACCTAGAGTATTTGTTTTGATTGCCAGTAATGGATTTTCAATAGCAGGTTGAATTCGTGATTCAGCAGCTAAATGGAAAACAAAATCAACATCATTATACAATGTTCTGGTTGATTCATAATCAGCTATATCAAAAGGATAGTAGTCAGCTTTTTCATTATAATAAAAATTCTCATGTACAGTTGAAGATTCATTATCAATAACAATGACTTCGGATCCTTCAGAAACAAGTCTATCAACAATATGGGATCCTATAAATCCAGCACCACCAGTAACAATAACTTTCATATTAACCTCAATTAGTTTCAAAAATAATTTGTTTTACTTCATCTTTAAAATTCGTATAATTTACTTTAACTTCTCTATACATTTCTTTCATGATCTTTGGATATACATTGAAAAGTAAATTATCCATCTCTACAAATGCTTTATACTTATCATACTCACTTCCAGTCTCTGGTCTAGATGGATGATACATTTGAATGAAATGCAATACAGCAGGTTCAATATCAAGATATTCTGATAAAACATAATCAACACCCCAACCTGTATATACATCATACGAATTAATCAATTTCATAATCTTTTCAAGATTAGTCCGATTAAATACAGGACACATAATCTCAATGAAATTAGTATGTGTATAATTCGTATTCTTTATATTTCTTGTTACTGGCCATTGTGATTCTGATCCAATTGCTAGTGATATCTGAAATGCTTTAAGATTCTTGTCCTTTGCAAATTCAAATGATCTATTCATTGTTTTATAATCAAGTACAACATCATCGTCATAGATACCAATATATTCCCATTCTGTCAGATCAATCATCTGATTCAATTTCTTCAAAATAGGCCACTTGAACCCTTCTATCTTATATAATTGATCATATGTACCTTTTTCTGGTTCATAATTACCATATTGTACAGCAATAATATCATAATTTCTTTCATTAGCTGTTTGGCGCCAATGATCTTCCAGTTTAACATCATATTTGTCAATAAATCTTCCTATTGGAGAGCCAACAGGTACGATAACTAAATTATCTCTCATGAGTATTTCTCTTCTATGATTTTCTTCCACTCTGGTATTCTATCATATTGATGAACTAAAGCAAAGGGTTTTCCTTCATTTGTCTTAACTATTCCATTTTCCATAATAGGACTTGGCTCATGAATATAATTTAAACAACCTGAAGTGGGACCTGTTGTTCCTAATTGAGCGCACCAACCATCTTCTGATTTATTGAATTTTGTGATTTTCTTGTATGCTTCTGTATTCAACAGAATATTCAATGCAGCTTGATCAGGACCGCCACCACCATTGATTTGACCGGGCATTCCATTACAAATAAGATAAACATTCAACATTAAATCAATCAAATCTTTTCCAATACCTGCAATAGTTCCTGCATTATAGATTGTATTATTTTTCACATGGTCAAGTATTAACGGACCGAATGATTGGAGCATATTATTTTCGCCCCATTTTTCATTCTCATACGTTACTGATTCTGATCCGACATTGATTGTATGATTACCTAGATTTTCTTCTAACCATTTGACTGGATCATATTGGAAAATAACATCTTTTACATCGGTGGCAATCAAATATCTAATATCTTCTGACTTCATCATTTGATTGATAAAGTACCAGATATGTACGAATCTTTCAACGACTATGGAAAATTCTTTTGTATATTCTAGTTTTTTTAATTCATCGTTCTTTTGGAATCCATAAACTTTATAGTTTCGCTTTGCTAATTCATCACAAACGCTATAATCAATATTATAGCAAATCATCAGCTTTTCACCAGAAAAGCCTGAACGATCAAGCGAATTAACCCATTGTTTAATGGAATTAAAATTATAATTGGTTATACAACCAACGACCACATCTTTCATAACAACCTCACATGAAAATTATCTACTTCTTATATTTACTTATACCACCTTTTATTTGTCTCTTGATATCTTTATGATTCTGGCCAGGAGTATCACCAGCATATTTTTTGACTACAGTTTCGGTTGCATCATTACCTGCACCTGAGGGTGGTAATATATCTGGACTTTGTACTTCTGTTACATATTCTTTAAATTTTTTCATTTCTTCCAAGCCTTTACTTTAAGTAAGTTTGCTCTTGCAAATTCTTTTCTATTAACAAGCTTGGTTGGCTTACCTTCATGATTCACAACAAAACCTTCTGGCTTTGATTTAGTATGATCAATATGATGTTCATATCCACCTTCATGTTGTTCCAAATGCTTTACTAAAACATTCTTTGCTTGTTGAAGATGATGATGCATGGTAAGTAAATGATCATAATGTTCTTTATTCTTTTCTATATGATTTGTATGCTCATTAGCTTGTGATTGTTTAGCAGCTTTACCTTTTTCACTCTTTAACTTTGTAATTTCTTTATTATATTTCTCATGAATATGTTTCTTCAATCCTTCAGAAGTAGGTGCTTCACCTGTTCTGACTGTATGATTGATATATGTTTCTAGATGATTACCTTCACCTTGGTGTCTTGCTGTTGCAGGATACATCTTTTTACCGTATGTATCATGAATATGTTTGGCTGCAGCCATATGTTTATTAAATTCTTCTTGAGCATGATGAGGATATTCTACTTTACTTGTATCATGTTCTGCTGAATGATGATAAACATCTGGATGTTCTTTGAAAGCTGTATCATGATCTGTATGAGATGAAGCTTTCATTGTAGGTAGATCATTACCATGATATTGTTGGTGAACAACAACACCTACTTTAGATTTCTTAATTTGATCAGCTTTTTTACCATGAGCAGTATAAGTGATGGTATTTGGGGTAAAAGATACTTTACTCATGTTTTAGATCCTCATGAGAATACATTAAATCGCCTTGATAGACACCTTTCTTTGGTGTTACTTTAGGAAGATGTTTGAGAGAAGTTTTTAGTTTAGAAGCAAGACCTGGTGAATGACCGTGATTTTTTTCAATGTCTTTTTCTGTATAATTTATTTTTGGATTCTTATTGAATGCTGATTTAGATGCGACAAAGAACTTACCTGTTTTGGGATGATGACCAAATACTATTGCAGGTGATCCGTCATACTTCATTGTTAGATTGCTATTTTTGTGTTTATTGACCATGTGAGTATGTGCTTGCATGAGAGCGCCATATGCATGTTCAAAACCTGCATGACCGTGATGAAGTGGATGATCTTCTGCATGAGGTATGTGTTTTACTTTACCTTCATCAGAAGTTGTTTCGGTGAGAAAGAGTTTGAAGTTTAACATAGTTTTAAATATTTATTAATATTCCTGTTGTTGGTACTTTATCTGTAATAACTATTCTTCCAGCACTATCACCTTTTGTTGGTGATTTACCATATATTTTAGGTGTTCCATCTTTTTCTTTAGCATCAGGATCAAATCTTTGATCTTCTCTTCTTGCTCTTAATCTAAAGAATAAATTATGTGTTTTAGCATAATGTACTGACTCTATAAGACTGCCATTCAATTGTAATACATTTTTCTTTTGATCATATTTTCCACTTACATTCATTGGACCAATATACATATAGTCTATTGGTCCACCCATTTTTTCGTTACCAACAACTATTTTTAGTTTATTTTGACTAGAAATTTTGCTAAATGTATCAGGTACTTTATCACCAATTTTTAATTTTTTATTCTTCATTAATTCATCATAAACAGCATTCATAAATCTTTTTGTGATTCCTGGAACAGCTAATTCAATACCTTTCAATCCACCACCAGCTAAAGAAGGTGCTGATTCACCTTTTAATGAACAATTTATAGTTTCTGTCTTATTGTTTCGTATTACATATATTACAACATCAGTATAAGGTTCTGATCCACCAAGCTGTCTACCTTTATATTTCTCAGCTTTTATAACGCCAACAATAGTTTCTTTACCAGCAATTAATGTTATTGGATTTTTTTGATTCTTTTTTACTGAATCATTTATATACTTTATAACACCATTTTCTTGTCTTTCTGCTGATTGACCCGCCATCAAAATACCCCTTTTAATAGAGTATTTATACTTTTAAATTCCCAAACTTTGATCCAAAATCTCTTCTTTCCCTATTCCCAAACGTATTAATAGGCTTATCCTCCTGCCCAGAATCAGATATATTCCTCTGTGCAGTCTGATCTACATCATATAACCTCATCTTCGTCTTGTCAACTCCAATCACAAACCTCTTATTCTTGTTCGGATCAGTATACCTATTCTTCAACTGCTTCACCATCATCTGATTCAATTGTTCCAATTCTTCCGTACTAATCAATGCAAACATCATATCCGCAGTAGCTGGCAA